GGGGCGATAAGTGGGTTCACAACGTAAATGAAGAAATTTCCAATAGAATCGTTGAGATTCACATAGTCTTGTGGAATCATATAAGGCAGGTTAAAGATAAACTCATCTCCATCTTGGATATCAATAACCTGTCGGTACGTATATGCTGAATCTGCATACGATGGCACCAATGCTCTCAAACCAGGGACAAAACCCACGGCGAGAGTACCAGTATGAAAACCTGTTTTAACAAGACGTAAACGAAACTCAAATGAACCTCGATACTGTTGGAAAATCTCAGCAAAGACTGAGCATGGAGTATTCGTATAAACCGTATTACCACCCACAATGGACGATTCTCTAAAATTTATGGGGTTAACGGGCAAATTGTACAACAAATCTCCTGCTACTGACGCAGATGACCATGCTAGATCAGATAGGTATGACCACCTAGTTTTGACGAAGTTGAAACTCATTTCATCTAGACTGCCTGGACTGGCATCTGAAATTGGCATAATCTTATTGTCTGGGTCCAGCGATAGCGGGGCTGCATTATCGTTGCCCTTCGTGTTCACCGCATATGTATGTGCGTTGATCCACTGAGGGCATGGGCCTTCCGTGAGTGTTGGTTTGGACCACCCTAACGAATCACAGAAGGCACCTACAGCTGAAGCTACCCATGCTGCTGGTTTGGCAATTGGGGCCAAAATTGGAATGGCAGACAAGTCATTGGCGAGCGTCGCACCGGATGACATAATCTTACCTATAGGCCCCTTACCAGAATTTGCCTCTCTATCTTGAGGCGCCAGTGGCCTAACCTTACGTTTACCTTTACTCCGAGTACCATCATTCATCTGAGGTTGAACCATCCCGGAGAGTTCAAGATCTTCAATAGACATCCACAAAGTCCAATTAATTGACGTTGGACCCGTTCCTGTCCTGAGAATCTCAAAAACATGCAAATACACCTTACCCCAAGAGATATGGTTGCCCGAGGCAACTTGATCCCTCTCAAGGAAAGAAGTAGGCGCAATATAAGGCACCGTAATCTCAACAAAATTGTCTTTAAGGCTGAGATAAGCACCTGGCAACTGAGATATAGTTTTTCGATTATAAACATGAGCTGTTGCTTCTTGTTGCAGCTGATTCTCACAAGGAAAATAGCTCATTCTCAGTAGTCCTGCTTGGAAAGGCGTTGGATTGATGACTAGGCGCAACTTAACATTACCGCGCATATTCAAGAAACCCTGAATCTTGTTTGTCCAAATTGTTTGAGCATTTAACAAAGTGAACAAATCGCCAGAATACAAAAGATCACCCCACGTATTTGCAGTCGTGAAGGCGCCTGATGCTACTGGCATTGGTTTAGCCAAGAAGTCAGCAATATTCTTGATGTCATCAACCTCTAGGTCATAATCGTTCATTGGATCAACGCTTGAGGCGTGACGATCATAACCCTTCGCTTCTACACTTGTCGTAAACGTGGTGGTTCCCTGGTGTTCACCATCCACGACGGGAGTGCCATTATCCGGCAACGATTTCTCTCCCATATCAGCAATTGAAGAATCGGCGGGTTTACTGGTCTAACCCCCTGTGTAAACCCAACACAGAGGGCAATGTTTAGCCAAGGCTTTTGAGAGGAATGCTCTCCAGGTAGCCGGATCAATTACGCTAAATAGCGCACCTGGGTAGGTCCACCAGAATCCTACATGGCATCCGATCATCGGACACTAGTGTTAAATTCCTACCAATTGGTGCCCCTCATCTAACCGCCTCGGGCCTTTGAGGCGGGTTTTTCGCACCTAATACAACTTCTCCCGAGTGATCACCGTCAATTGACAATTACGGTAATCATTTGGAATCGGGGAGTAGTTCAGGTGCTCTTGACACGCTTCCACTATCTTAGGAGTCCACTCATCAAACACAGTTTTGTCATGCTGAGAGAGTTCCAGAATCATATTCAGACAATTGTCCCGCACATGATCATGCAGGAAGTCCTTTTTCTTAGTCCACTGGATAGATTCTAAAATGGTGGATGTGTCTAGGGGGGACAACCACTTCCTCTTGGGGTGAATGGAAGTCCTCGCCCACTTTCGCTTGAGGAATGATACCTCCTCTAAGCTTCTATCCTGTGATAACTCAGCACCGGTTTTCATCTCATCGGTGTACTCGAATCCCATTTCTGCCAAAGCTTGGGTGTACGAGTCCTGAGTTAACAAAGGTGCCCAAACAGATTGACGGTCCACGGCTATTAAATTATCATCACCGTAAACCATGAAACGTAACGAATCATCAAACTGTCTGAGCTTTGAGGGTGCTTGCATCATATTGTCTGCGCCTAGAACCTTGAGGGTGGCGTAGCGCAGAATGACATTGTTGCACCAAGAGTTCAACACTGTTGTCAGGGGGTTACCAGAGGCATTACTGCCCACCCACTCATATATAACTCCGTTGAGTAAGTGTCTGGAATTGACAAGCTCTTGGAACAACACCTCCCGTACCCTCTCAGCCTCACTACCTTTGTCACGATAGAAGGCTGTAACTGTATCTAAGAAACGAATCATAATACAGTACGGAAGTTTGCCATCATAGTTGGAGAAGTCCCCCGCTATATAGCGGGAGTTTGGGCCCAGGTAATTTGCTATCTGGTCCCACTCGCTGGAATAGACATTGACTCCTACTGCAGATTGATTATAAATCCTGTTCTGCATGTAGTAGCACACAAACGCACCGAAGTACATTCGTATGCAAATAGAGGTCTCCACTGAACATGCGGATACCTTTCTTGTCTTTCCGGCCAATACCTTCTCACGCGGTCTACGCTCATCCTTGTGGAAATCCATAAAGACATGCATAAGCCGCTCGCCTTGTTTTGCACTGGTAACTATATCGTTAACATATCCCTCGAGTTCTTTGCACTCGGGGCTGTCAAAGACATAATCTCCATCTGAGCCAAAGAAGTCGGTTTTACCCTTCCCCTTCAGCATTTTGACCCACGGGTATCCGGCTGAGGTCTTCCGAGGAAGGCCATCTAAGCCGTCGACGCCATCAATGCCTGCCACTGCTTCGTGGAAGGTAAGGACTCGTCTACCCACTCTCTCATCCAGCTTGCTGAGAGGGTGGTTCACTACTAGGTCAGTATAGTGATTTACGCAACAGTCTAGCACATCCAAATCCAATGCTTCAATCGAATGGTGGTACTTTTCTGTTGCAATTCGTGCGGGATCAATCTTAACACCATCACGCTCAAACTCTCGTAAATGAGCTGGGATGGTTTTTGGCTGGTACCCTACTTTGCCATGTAGGGGAGATCGCCGTATACACGTGCTACTGGGCAAATTGGCTGGCTCCACATATCCCAAATTAACCTTCCCAGGGATTTTCTTCTCCTGAGGAGGGGGAGCCAAATCGTTCCAACCCCCACCTGACCGATTAAGGTCGATGAGTACGTTGGCCTCTGTACGATACTGCGCGTGAATTAGAGAGTGCTGCTCTCCAAAATGGTCCACGATTGCATCGTACATACCGACCGTTAGTGGGTGCGATATGCCCACTGCCTGTTGTCTATAACCCGCAGTATGAATCCCAAATATCTTTTCACATCTATACTGGGGGTTCTGTATCGCTACGGGTAGTCCACAGTCACCAACTTGCGTCTGAATCCTATACTCAATGGGACGCATGATGGTAGCCGATCCTCCTTTAATGGGGTATGTCACTTGCGGTTTGTCTACCACATATTCCCCATCAAGTAGGCCTGTGAACGCGCCATCTTCCACGGACGGCATTACACACATTCCATGCTTGCCGTAATCCTCATTTGGAATGAGGTACTTACGAACAGAGGCATGTCGCTGAATACACCTATTGGTCAGATATATAGCGACTAAGTCACTCTGCT